CCAGAAGTTCCTGAAGAACCAGAAGTACCTGATGTTGCTGAAAACCCCGAAGTACCGTTTGTACCCGACTCACCAGATGTCCCTGATGTTCCTGAGGAACCTGATGTTCCAGAAGTTCCTGAAGAACCCGATGTCCCTGAAGTTCCACTTTCACCTGAAATACCGTTTGTACCCGACTCACCAGATGTCCCTGATGTTCCCGATGTACCTGAAGAACCAGATGTCCCTGATGTTCCTGAAGAACCTGAAGAACCTGAGGTTCCATTTGAACCTGATGTACCTGAACTTCCACTTTCACCCGAAGTTCCACTTGAGCCAGAAGTACCTGAGGAACCACTTGTTCCCGAAGACCCCGAAGAACCAGAAGAACCTGATGTTCCTGAAGAACCATTTGTACCACTCTCACCTGAAGTACCACTCTCACCCGAAGAACCCGAAGTTCCAGATGATCCACTTGAACCAGAGGTTCCTGATGTTCCCGAAGAACCATTTGTCCCTGATTCACCTGAAGTACCGTTTGTACCCGACTCACCAGATGTCCCTGATGTTCCCGATGTACCTGATGAACCAGAAGTTCCCGAAGAACCAGATGTCCCTGATGTTCCGTTTGTTCCAGATTCACCATTTGTACCATTTTCGCCAGAAGTTCCTGATGTTCCCGAAGTTCCTGATGTTCCTGAAGAACCAGACGTTCCTGAAGTTCCTGATGTTCCGTTTGTTCCAGATTCACCATTTGTACCATTTTCGCCAGAAGTTCCTGAAGTTCCTGAAGTTCCGCTTGTTCCTGATGTTCCTGAAGAACCAGACGTTCCTGAAGTTCCTGATGTTCCGTTTGTTCCAGATTCACCATTTGTACCATTTTCACCAGACGTTCCTGAAGAACCAGAAGTTCCTGAAGAACCAGATGTCCCTGAACTTCCACTTGTACCCGATGTACCAGACGTACCATTTGTACCACTTTCACCCGATGTTCCTGATGTTCCTGTTGTCCCCGATGTTCCTGATGTGCCAGATGTGCTTGGCAACACCATATATTTATCAATTCTTTTTGCTACGATTATAACAGAGGGCGCCGCTGGATAATTAACCCCAGCCCCTAAAGCTGTTATTTGTACATTTTGATTTGTGGATAAAAATACAAACTCAACACAATCATTAGCTTGTAAATTAAATTGATATGCAACAAATGGTAATTGATATGCGCCATTTCCGCTTAATGTTATAGTTGATGTTGTCCTGGGCTCGTCATTGCCATTAATTCTTGCCCAAATTATAATATCAGTACCGTTTGCATTTGCTGTGGCTTCAATTTGAGCTGAATATCCTATTTCATAAACACCAGCATTATCTACGGTAATTTGTGAATTATTTTGTACACTTATACCATTTGCAATTTCTGTTGTATTATATTCCCAAACGGTTGGTATACTTGAACCACTGACTACTTGTGTGGTTGAATCACTAAACGACCCATAATAATTATCTCCAGTCCATGAAGTACCAGATGAACCTGCTGTTCCCGAAGTACCAGTAGTTCCTGATGTACCAGTAGTTCCTGATGTACCTGAAGAACCAGATGTCCCCGATGTACCTGAGTAACCAGATGTTCCTGAGGTACTAGCGGTGGAATATGTGAATTGACCCGTTAGCGGATCAAATGTTACGACATATTGTGGATTTAACTCTTGAGTTAATTCCTGATTAACCCAATTACTACCATTATAAACTAAAATGCTACCAGCTGTTGCGCCAGTTGTTATTATTACATCAGTTAGGTCATCCAGACCTAAGTTCTCAATTGCATTTTTTAGATTATCAAAATTCGCGTCAAGTTCGCCGAATGTTAAAGGTCTACCTAGTGCGCATCTTAAATATATTGTAACCGCCATTTATTATCGAAATTTAAACTACTTATAAATAGTCCAAATTCCGATAATGTCTAACTCAATTTTACGAAAATTTTGTCTTTTTTAGAATCATATGTTATGTTAAACGCCCCTTCAGATGGCATACCGTGTTGTAATAGTTCCTCAGACATGGGATCTTCAACATATTTTTGAATTGTTCGATTCAATTCTCTCGCACCATATTTTCTATCATAACCAAGCTCAGCTAACTTTTCTTTCGCTTGTGTTGTTATTTTAAAAGTGTAATTTGACTCAAACAATCTTTCGGATAAATCATCCAATTGAATATCAATTATTTTTAAAATATCATCTTTACTCAAGTAATTAAAATAAACTAATTCATCAAGACGATTTAAAAACTCTGGTTTAAAAAATTTACGAAGACTTTTTTCGATAATATCTTGAGCAGATTTTGTTGGATCTTCATCAGTCGAAAAACCAATTTTTGTACCGAAATCTTGTACATCTTTTAAACCAATATTTGACGTCATAATAATAATGGTATTTTTGAAATTAATTTTTCTACCACTGCCATCTGTTAAATGACCTTCATCCAATAATTGTAATAAAACGTTAAAGATATCTGGATGAGCCTTTTCAATTTCATCAAAAAGTATGAGCGAATATGGTTTATTCTTAACTTTTTCAGTTAACTGTCCGCCTTCATTGTATCCAATATATCCTGGAGGCGCACCAATTAATTTTGAAATGTTAAATTTTTCACCATACTCTGACATGTCAACTCTAATCATAGCATCCTGGCTACCAAAAACTTTTTCAGCTAACATTTTTGCTAACTCTGTTTTACCAACACCCGTTGGGCCAATGAATAAAAATGAACCAATTGGTTTATTTTGTTTTCTAATACCAGTGCGATTTCTTTTTATTGCAGATGAAATTTTTTGAATCGCTTCATTTTGGCCAATAATTGTATTAGATAATTCAGTATCTATCGTTAACAATTTTTTAATCTCGTTTTGTGAAATTTTTGTAATTGGTATCCCAGTCATAAGCGAAACAACCTCACAAACCATTTCATCATTAACAACCATTCTTTTATTGTCGATATTTTCTTTCCAAATTCGAGTTTCTTTTTCTAACTCAGCTGTTGTTTTCTTTTCTAAATCCCTTAAATCAGCGGCCAGTTCAAACTTTTGGCTTTTAACAACTTCTTGTTTTCTTTTTTTAATTTCCTTTATCTCGTTCTCGAGTTCTTTAATTTTTTGTGGGGCTTTAATACTAACTTGTGTTCGAGAGCCAGCTTCATCCATTATGTCAATTGCTTTATCTGGAAATTCTCGATTTGTGATATATCGATCAGCTAATCTAATAATCTCGTTGATCGCATCATCGGTATACTCAACTTTATGAAAATCTTCGTACTTTTCACGAATATTCATTAAAATATCCTTTGTTTGTTCAAGTGTTGGTGGGTTCACCATTACTTTTTGAAAACGTCTATCCAAAGCACCATCCTTTTCAATATGCTCACGATACTCATCCAAAGTTGTAGCACCAATACATTGCACCTCACCACGAGCCAAAGCTGGTTTAAATACATTAGCGGCGTCTAACGCACCAGATGAATTTCCAGCACCAACAAGGGTGTGTAATTCATCCACAAAAAGAATGATGTTTGGGTTATCCCTAACTTCCTCAAGCAAAGCTTTAATTCTCTCTTCGAATTGACCGCGATACTTGGTTCCAGCAACCATTGATGTTAAATCAAGAGTAACCAATCTTTTATTTTGTAAAGGCCTTGGACATTCATCCATGGCGATTTTAATCGCAAGACCTTCAGCGATTGCTGTTTTACCAACACCAGGATCGCCAATTAAAACTGGGTTGTTCTTTTTTCTTCTTGATAAAACTTGAGCAACTCTTTCTACCTCACTATCTCTCCCAATAACAGGATCTAATTTACCCTCATTGGCTAAAGCGGTTAAATCCCGACTAAAATTATCTAAAATTGGCGTTCTAGATTTGTTTTTAGATGGCGCATTTTCACTTTGGGAACTTTTTTTATTTTGATCTTCCTCGCTAAAATAGTTTGACGAAACATTTAATTGCTTTAAACGTCTTTGTATAAATGTTTTTGTGACACCATAATCTTTAATTATTTTAATTACGGCAATATCTATATCAAATGAAGTTGTAAAAAATAACTCTGGTGTGATAAACTCATCCTTTTTTTTATTTTTAATACAAAGTTTAATCACTTCTTGAAGCTCTGGCTCAAAAGTTAAAATTGATTCTGAATTTATATTATCATCGTTTTCCGACTGTTGTTTGTTTATATTTTGAATATCCTGAACAAGCAGATCGAAATCTTTGATTTTATTTTTCAAAATCTCGTTTATAATATTATCTGATATGATTATTCCATATAATACATGCTCTATTCTTAGCTTAGTATCTCTGTAATTAACCGCACTTTCCCTACCAATCGCAAAAGCTTGTCGCAACTCATTTGTCATTTTATCATTCATAGTCTTACTGTAATTTTTTTTGCAAATCTAAGCAAAATCTTGACACAATGCAACTTTTTACCTAAATTTATCAAAAATAAATATCCATGGATACAATTATAATAAATTTAACCAACGGATCGGTAAAAACGTATACCGATATCTACAATACTATTATAAGTGGTAATCATTTAATTATAACCACAAAAACCACGGTTGAAAGCGAAGGTAATCATTTTGTTCTCACAGCAAATGATGTTTTTGACCTAAAAAATATTATAAATTACACAACAAAGATAAAAACAATAAAATATGGTGAAGAGTAAAAAATACGAAGGAACTAAAGTTATCTGTGAATATGATAGTTCAAATTTAAGACAAGTATCTTACGATACAACGACAAAAAAATTAAACGTTACTTTCAACAACGGGGCAATCTATGAATATGATGATGTTCCTCATGAAACATTTGCTGGATTAAATCTTGCTGAAAGTCAGGGTAAATTTTTTAACCAAAACATATCTAAAAATTTTACGTACAAAAAAATATAATCGAATTATTTGATATTTATCTTTAAGTAAAACTATACAAATAAATGTCGGTTATAAAAAATAGTAATATTGAGGAAAATAATTCATTAACAAAAAATTATTTAACAATTGGGAATAGTGATGTTGCTTATGGGCCAACTCAAGCAACAGGATTTTATAATGGAATAGAGCCACCAGTTGGTGGTTGGGTTATTTATCGAGCAAATGCCGCTGGAAAATTAAACATTTATGTCGCAAACGATAATAACGAACTAGTTCATATAGTTAATAGATTAATAGGTAATTTAACATTATCGTCTTGGGAATTATGTTTAGAATGGCTATCAACCCAAAGCGACTATTTTGTGATTAATAAAATAATACCAGACATTACAACTGATAATTTACAAGTTTATATTGATGCGGGTATGTCGGAAAGTTACCCAAATACTGGTTCTAGTTGGTATAACCTATCATTAGACCAAAATCATGGTACATTAGTTAATGCACCAACGCATACAAATACGGAGCCCGAGTGTTTTACTTTTTCAGATGCATCATATGAACATGCAACAATACCAAATATTGGGGATTTAAACATATGGACGATTGAAGCCTGGTTTAAATTAAACTCGAGTTTAAACTCTAAAGTTACATCAATAGTATGTAACCAATACAATTTAATTGATAGGTTAAATTTTAGTTTAGGTACAAATAACGCGCCAAGCACATATAAATTATGTGTTGGATTTTTCGATGTAAATGGTTGGCACAACACAACTGGTTTCGATCCGCTTATTAATACGTGGTACCACGTAGTTGGAACATATGATGGTACAACAATTCGACAATATGTAAATGGCGTTGCAACTGGTGGTACCCTTTCGTATACTGGCATACCTGGTTCTGGTGGTGACGTAAGAATGATGAGACGATGGGACAGTAGTGCTAGTAACGACACAAACTACGTTAATGGTGACTTAGCGATTGTTAGAATATATTATGGTGCACTTACCGACAATCAAATTTTAAATAATTATAATGCGGAAAAAGATAGGTTTATACAAAACGATATTGTACAAGATTCACTATTTATGAAACTAGACGCATCAACATATAGTTCAGGTTTATGGTTAGATTCGACATCCAACAACAATGATGCAACAATAAACGGGGCAACCTGGAGTTCAACGGATGGTGGTATTTTTGACTTTGATGGTAGTAATGATACCATTAGCATACCACATACATCGGAACTTAGTTTAAACACATCCACACAAAAAACAATACAAGTATGGGTTAAATTTGATTCGTTAGCCTCTTTAAATGCTCAAGTACCTGTTTTTGGAAAACTATCCTCTTCTTTCGGTTTTGACGGTTATTGGGGTGGATTGTATTCAAACGCGGGTGAATTAAGGGTAACTACAAATGGAACAGGTATTCAAAGAATAAGCACGTCACCAGTTATAGTAACAACAAATACTTGGTATTTGTTAACATTTATTTCACAAATTACCAACACTAGTGGTACAACTAAATTATACGTAAATGACACCGAATATATATCAACCCAACATGGCACAGATACTTACAACGAAACAAATACATTATATTTAGGCTACATCGGTAATGGTGTTGGGTCAAATTATTTAAATGGTAAAATCGGCGCATGTTATTTTTACACAAAAGGTTTAAATTCATCCGAAATCGCACAAAATTTTAATGCGACCAAAGGTCGATATGGTTTGTGACCATAAAATGCATTTGGTTTTTTTATCTTTTTTGTCTATTATTGTGGTATGAACAATTTGGATAAACAATATCAACAATTACTCAAGGATATACTTGAATATGGTGTTGAAAAAAAGGATAGGACTGGTACTGGAACCAAAAGTATTTTTGGTTACACAATTCGCCACAACATGAGTGAGGGTTTTCCTTTACTCACAACTAAAAAAATGCATTGGAAATCAATTGTAACTGAGTTACTTTGGTTTTTAAGAGGTGATACTAATATTAAATATTTAGTTGATAACGATTGCCATATTTGGGATGGTGATGCTTATAAGAGGTATTTTACCGAAGTAGCCTATAATAAAAAACTTAACAATGATTTTCCACTATCAAAAGAGGGTTTTATCGAAAGAATCAAAACAGATGATGAGTTTGCTATGAAGTGGGGTGAATTAGGCCCAATTTATGGTGAGCAATGGAGAAAATATAGGAATATAACGCCACATAGTTATCTTCCTAGTGTTTATAATGAAACATATATAGACCAAATTGCAAACTTAATCAACGACCTTAAAACGAACCCAGACTCAAGACGACTAATGGTTTCAGCTTGGAATGTAGGTGAATTAGACCAAATGGTACTACCACCTTGTCATTATGGGTTTCAAGTTTATACAAGAGAGTTGAGCTATTCTGAACGGTATCAATATTGGTTTAATAAAAACTATGAAACTGGGATGGAATACAATGAAAATATGGTACCAGATTTTGAAAATACTTACTACGATAAAACCCCAACCAGGGCACTTTCGTTGATGTGGAATCAACGTTCGGTGGACACTTTCCTTGGTTTACCGTTTAATATTGCGTCTTACGGTTTGTTGCTTATGATGATTGCTGACGAGGTGGGCATGTTACCAGATCAATTAATTGGTAATCTTGGTGACACACACATATATTTAAACCACATTGAGCAAGCCAAAGAACAAATTACCAGAGAATCATACAAACTACCAAGGGTATATGTTCGTGATGGTATTGAATCTTATATGCCAGATGATATCGTTTTAGATAATTATCAATCACACCCAACAATTAAAGCGCCATTAAGTAATTAAATGAAAAAATTTTTACTACCGATAAAAAAATTATTTGCCCCAAAAATTATTTGCCCATTAAGTTGGTCTTGCCATGATTTTGAAAAAGGAAAAAAATGGGCTAAATCAAGATTACACCCAGATTACAATAATAAAACCATATGGGATATAGTCTATTCTCCTAGAAAAGAAAGTATTGATATTATTCATGAAATAAACAAATTTATAGAAATGGAAAATAGTTTATGAAAAAACCAGATAATGTTGCTGATAATCCAGGGTTATTACCTTACGCCTCAAATGTTGGAGCCCCAGCTATAAAAGTTGAAGATATTTCTTTATGGAAATCAGCTAATGTTTTAAAGGTAAACAAACAACTTGAAAAAAAATTTAATGAGTTAAAATTGGAATATAAAAAACTGGTCGATGAATATAAATGGAATGAATTGGTGTATAACGCAAAATTTTCTTTTGAGCCAATTATAGGTCAAACTTATCACCTATATATTGGTAAAGATGGGAATCCATTTCTTTCAATGGTTAAACCAAATGAGTGGAATTACGAATGTTTAGGTAGTTTTACTTTAGATTCTAATAATAAATGGAATAAAATATGATAATACAAATATTTACAGTTGCTTATCAGATATACCTGTTACCATATATCAAGATAACACACGACACAAACCTTAACGGTAGTTATGAAATAATAATCGGTTGGTTTAATAAAGAATTGGTTATAGCTTTTTAAATAAAGTAATCTATTTATAGGTAATAAGGTTATTATGAAATTATTTGATGTGATATTAGAAGCTAAAGACAGTTTAATGGATTTTGCAAAAACCAGAGGAGATGGTGCGACTAAAATTTCAAATACAGCAAGAGAAAAAGGTGGTTTAGCTTTGTTAACTTGGCACCATTTTAAAGTTAAATTACCTTATTATAAAAAAGCCACCGAAGGTAATTTCGATATCGATTCCGCTAAAAAAGAATTTGATGAAACCTATAAAAAAATATCCTTGGATATGAGTCAAATTGAATTCCAAAGAGAGGTTGGGCGACTTGAAGTTTTGGGTGAATTATTGATTAAAAACTCAAAATAAACTATTTATTAACATAATGGATTCAATAATTAACAGCTTTAAATTACAAGACAATTTAAACCAAGATATTTGGGATAATGTCGATTCTGGTGATATTGAAAATGTCAGATTAAAACCAGAAATAAGAAGAAGTTTATTAGAAATCGCAAAAAAATTTGTTGATTCTTTTAATATCGAAACTTTAGACATTGAAGATGTTTTATTTATTGGTAGTTTAGCTAGTTATAACTGGTCTAATTATTCAGATGTTGATTTGCACGTTGTTTTAGATAAAACAAAAATAAACGCAGATTCGACTGTATCCGATGAACTTTTTGATGCTAAAAAAGACGTATTTAATAATTTACACGATATAACAATTAAGGGTTACGATGTTGAATTATATGCACAGGCTCTTGATGAGAAATTAGACTCAACCAAAGGAATTTATAGTGTACTATACAACAAATGGTTAAGCAAACCAGCAAAAGAAAATTTTTCTCTGGATAAAGAAACCGTGTTAAATAAAGTGAAAGAATTTAAAAAAACTTTGGAAACCATTTCAAAAATGGAAGACGGCCAAGAAAAATTGGATAAACTCAAAGCACTCAAAGATAAAATAAAAAAATATCGCAAAACTGGCCTACAATCGGGTGGTGAGTTGAGTAACGAAAACTTAGTTTTTAAATATCTAAGAAGGTCTGGTTTTATGGACGAGTTACTTAAAATAAAGGTAAATACGCAAGATTCACTATTATCTGTCGAAAACGCTGAACTTTAATAAAATTGACGATATTTATTATAAGAATAATTAACTAAAATTTTTAGGATATGAAACCAATAGGTTCGGAAAAAATACAAAACGCAGACGAAAAACTAGCTAGAATTCTAGAAATTGCGGGCGTTAAAAAAGAGTCAATAAATGAGTCTAAACCATTATATGGTAAATTAGCCAACGTCTTACATGAATCGGTTGCTGCTGACGGAACCGAATACGGTATTGTTCAAGAAGAAAAGCACGTGTATATAAAAGTAAGAAAAAACGATAATTATGAATACATTAGTGGTGTTGAAAACATCCGCGAACATTCTTATAAATCATATGCTGACGCTCTTAAACATTTAAATTTAATGTTTAAACAAATCAATGAGAGTGTTGGGCAAAATGAAAACATTGACGTTTTAAAAAAAAAAGTCTAGATGAAAAATATGTGTTAAGGTTAAAAACACCAGCAGCACAACCAACTCAAGATTTTACTGACACAACATTTACGGAGCCATCTGGAGAGACACCAGATGGTTCTTCTGTTTCAACTGATCAATCAACAGCTGATTTAGAAGCCGATTTATTGAATACAAATCAAAGTGAACCCGCTGTCGATGGTACAGAAATGAACACAACCGCTACTGACACAACTGTTCCTACTGATGGTACAGAAGCTCCAGCTGAGGGTGGTGAAGAAGATCCTGTAAAATCAATTCAAAAATTAACAGGTAAATTATCTCAACAGATTCGCGATACACAAGATAAACTCGAACCAGAGGATATTAAATACACATTAAATTCAATTATATCAGCAACCGATATCAATAAATTAAGTGATGAGGATAAAACTGATATTATGAATAAAATCGAGAATAAAGACCAGGAACCACAAGAGGAGGTTCCGACTGAAACTCCAGCTGAAGAACCAGTAACCGAAGGTGAAGATGGTGATTCAGAATCTAATTTTTACGAATCCTTATTATCTGATAAAACAGTTATGCATATTTTAGATATGGCTGACTTGAATTACGAGATGAGAAATAACCCAGAAGAGATTGCATTTGATTTTTGCGAAGCTGCTTATGTTTTTATTCATGACTATAATGATTCAAATGAATTTATTCAAAAACTAAAAATATTATTAAATGAAAATCAATTTAAAGCAAGACCTAGTTTAAATTCAAAAGACGATCTTGAATATTTTGGTGATAAGATTTATGACGCTTTGGTTAAACATGAAACCGAGCATGGTGGTGAGGTTTTAATGGAGCAAAGAATAATTTCAATTCTGGAGAGAGCAAGACAAAACGTAAAGAATAATTTAAATAAACAATAAGTTAAACATGGCAACAAAACCAAATGTATTAAATGAAGTAAATGACATGAGAAGACATATGGGTCTTCCTTTGTTATCTGAATCCGAATTACTTAATTTAGAAATAAATGAACTTTTAAATGAAGGTACCTGGGAAAATGTAAAATATGCCTTATCAAAATTAGGTAGATACAAAGCTGGTGGTAAAATATTCGGTAAATCACAAACCGATGCTAAGGCTTTAGCACAAATAACAGCTTTACTTGATAAAGTAGGTAATGAAAAAATTAAAGAATTAGATAGAAGTATCAAACAATCTAACCCAGAATTCCCTAATAACAAAAGTCAACAACAATTTTTGGATACAATTATTGAAATTGCAACTTTATACGATTCATTAGTGGCTGCAACTAAGTTAAAACCAAACGATAAAGGTTACTTACCAGTTGATGCCGCAAATGCGATTATTGATGATTTAAGGGCTTATACACAAAAATATTTAGATATTGATTTAACAGCGGCTTTTAGCGTGTTTAATGAGAATGAGGAAATTGGTGCCGAAAATTGGATTACACCTGATGAAGTTGAAAGTGATTATGGTTTTTTTAGTGATATGTACAAAGATGTTTATGGTGTAAGACCACACGGTCAATCAGCCGAACAACTTTGTAATTGGTTGAATTCTGAATTTAAACTCGATGGTAATATGATCGTTAGAAAAGATGGTTATGATGAATTATATGAAGCTGATTTAGATGCTACTAAAGCTAAAGTTGCTGGTAAATTTGCTGACACAAAAGCGGCGGTTAAAAGTGGTGATTTAAAAGCATATAACACCCAAAGAATGAAAACATTAAAATCATGGAGATTGCCATTGGCTTTATTGGGAGCTGGCGCTTCATTTGGTGCTTTGAGTTGGTTAATTGAGTATATTTTCCCACCAGAAAAGATTACCACAATGACACCAGAAACGGTTAAACAAACAACTCAGGAATTACTCGGTAATATACAACCAGGCGAGGGTATGACTCAAATAATGAATAGAACTTTGGGTCTTAGTTTGAGTCCATCTTCTAACCCAAGTGATGTCGTTGATGCGCTTAAAACTCTGGGTGGCGGTAACGCACAAACTGGGGTTGATATTATAACACAACAAGGTGGTATTTTTAAAGATCCTGTCGCTGCTAAAGAAACATTATCGGCTATCGTTGCAAACCCAACTGAACACGGAACAACATTAAAACAAGTTTTTAGTGGAACTTGGGCTGGTACAGGTAAAATGGCGGGTGACACTTTAGTTACAGTATCTGGTGGTAATTTGACTAGTATGGTTGTGAAGGCTTTTACAACTTGGGTCGCAAAAACAACCACAATTAAAAGTGCTAAGGCAATTGTTGCCGCCCCAATTTTAAAAGGTTTGGGTATTTTGTTAGCCGCTGGTGCGGTTGCAACGGCATTGGGTAGGTACAAAGGTAGAAAATCATCACGTGCACAAATAATGAATGATTTGGTTCAATATATCAGACCTGTTGAAGGTACAAAAGATAACCCAGATGTTGTTGATGATCCTAACAAAGACGATGGTGGTAATAACAATGGTGGTGATAACAAACAACAAGGTGGTGGAAATAACAAGCAACTTTACGACAATCTTAAAAAATATTTTCAAGACATCTTTAATTTCAAAGCGCAAACAAACACCGATACCTATGGAAAAGGTGGTAGTGGAAATGCAACTAAACAATATAGCGGTGGTGGTCGTGTAACTAGTAAAGTAACACAACCTAATGACATTGATGATATCCTTAAATTAATGGAAGAGGATTTGAAGTTATATGAATCATTATGTGACATGGATATGTTAGCTGAAGCCGATAGCAGTTTAATGAGATCGATTAACACAAGAGCGGCTAATATTGATACAAGTGATAAAGGTTTAGCTGACATAGGATTAAGTCAAAATCAATTAAAATTATTTAAAACACATGTTATGCGTTTAAGTAATTTGATTAAAATGATTAATAAGTTTAATTCTGGTGATAAGAATTTAAACAAACTTGTTGCACAAGCAAAATCAAATCCAATATTTAATAAAATTACCGATGATAAAGTTGTTGGTATTGATATTAACGAATTATTGAAATCTGACCCAAAAAGTTTAAAAATATTTGTAAGTGATTTTAATAAAGCTGTTTACGCCACTCAATTTAAGAATGGTAATAACATAATGGATCAACTTAAAAACATTGGCATCAATAAACTATCGGAGGCAGCTGTAAGAACCCCAAGTAAATCGCAAGCAAACGCTGTTTATAACGCAAGAAGAGAGTTTTTACAAAACTTCCCTAACCTGATCAAAAGTTTTTATGCAATATTCTCATATTTAATCGATTTAGCTAAGAAAGGTGGTTTAACATCTGGATCAAATCGTGGAACTGCACAAGGTGGTGGATCTGGACAAGGAACTGGACAAGGTGGACAACAAGGTGGTGGATCTGGACAAGGAACTGGAACTGGACAAGGTGGACAACAAGGAACTGGATCTGGGCAAGGAACTGGAACTGGACAAGGTGGACAACAAGGCGGTGGATCTGGACAAGGATCTGGGCAAGGCGCTGATGGTTTTACGGATTTGGATTTTAGAAGAGAGCCTTTACGTCTTGAAGAATCGGTCGAATTAATGGAATTAATTGAAGCGCATGACAATTTAAATTCAATAATTGAAAGCGTTCTAAAAGAATTCGGTGAAAACCAACCTGAAATGAAACAAGGTAAACAAGATGCTGTAAAAAATAGCGATAGTGGTAGAATTTTCACCCAATTAGCTAGAGTTGTACCAGATTTAAGCACTAAAATTGCATCTGAATATAAACAAGCGTATGGACAACAAATTAACCGTGTAAAGTTAGCAAACTTCTTACAAACAGTTTTAGGTGCGTTAGCTAATGTACCACAACAAAAGATGGTTCAATTAATCAATCGCGCAGACATGGATGTAACAGCATACAGAAGAATGTTAAGAGATATAAAAGCTGGTGGTGGTGAACAAGGTCAAGTTGGGCAACAACAAGCTCAAACCCCTCAGTTTAATCCTGGCACACCAGAAAAATTCTTACCAGATACGGTTGGTAATTATGATTTATCAAAAATCAATCAATCCGCTAGAATAGCATTGGCGCAAAAAGCTGCTCAAATTATTAGCAGAAATACCGATATGAAATTGGATTCCGCTAACATGATGGAGGTCATGAAACAACTTCTTGATGACATCAGTAAAAACGGACAAAAACAAATTCCGACAATCTAATAGAAAAAGGCCAGAAATTTCTGGCCTTTTTTATTTGTTTATATCATTTTTTTTTATTATTCTTGTGTAAATAAATTACATATATGTTAATAGGAATAATTGGAAAAAAACGTTCTGGAAAAGATACATCTGGCGATTATCTTGTACAAAATAAAAATTTTACAAAATACAGTTTTGCAAACCCAATAAAACGTGGGGCCATGGAATTGTTTGGGTTTACCGAAGATCAGGTATTTGGTGACGCGAAAGACGTTATTGACCCAACATGGGGAATAACACCAAGACTCGTTTTACAAATCATGGGAACCGAAGTGTTTCAATATGACATGCCAGAGTACATCCCAGAATTAAAATCCATTGGTCGTGGGTTTTGGGTTAAGAGATTTGAACAGTGGTACCAAAAAAATAAAAACCTGGATGTTGTGATTTGTGATGTTAGATTTCAACATGAGGTTGATGCTATTTTGAAAATGGGTGGTACTGTTTGGAGAGTTGAACGCCCTAACCTAAATGGGGGTGATGAACACGCATCTGAGAAAGAAATGGATTTAATTGAGGGTGTGACCAATATTCTTAATAATGAGGGTACTTTAGATGAACTATACAATAAAATAGATTTGTTATTGTCTGATAGTGTCGTTAGCAACGATTAGTGATAGAATTGATAGTATTGTAAGTTTATACAATTACAAAGTACCTTTTGTTGTTGCGGAGTATCTCTGCATGGCATACCGCCAGAATATTGTTTGTAATCTAAAAATTAACTATAAAAATTTGTTCGCTAACTTCATCGAACATAAAGATAATATTAGATATGTTTTCGGTAAAACAATTGATGGGGGAACCAATAAGCCTGAATATACCTTCATAAAGTTATCTGGTGTTGAGATAGATATACCAATTGGTAAAGACGAAAGTTTTATGGAAAAATACTCGAATTTAATATTTGGATCGAGCGTTGCTTGTGGTTTGGAGTGGTTTGATGAAGAAGATTACCCCAACGAAAAAATTGATTTAGATAAATCGAAGTACATCGGCAGGTGTAAAATTACTTTTTAATTTACCATCTACCAGATAAATAAGTTAACAACTGGCCAAACAATCTAATTTCAACATCATCATAAGCACCATTTTTATATTTTACAGAAGTTGCTCTTTGGCCTGTTGTATTAGTAATCGCTTTTAAAATATTTGTCATAATCGGGTTAGGTAGATCTCTTCTTCTGAAAGAACCAACTCTAACCATATCCCCTTCATATTTACCATTGAAGGAATACTCATTGACCATCTCGATTATCTTACCTTTACTAAGTGTGAACGGATTCATATTATACCATTTTTGAAACTGGTTTTGTTGACCATGTTCTGCAAGCCCAATATCTTGCTTTCCATCTTGGGCCTGGGTTATCACAATGGTGTCTTGCTCTGAAGTTTTTTCTACGTCTAGGGTTATCCCTTTTGATTTCCATATTAGGATCACCAAACTCAACCTTTACAACATTACCCTTGGCGTTTTTAACGTGCACCTTATATTTTTTACGATCGCCACGCATAATCTTACCTAAACTTACTTTTCTACCTTTATACTCAGCTTCATCCAAATTTTCTGTCATTGTATAGTATTCGTACAAAGCTTCATTAACAATTGTTTCTAAAGCAATTTCAGTTAAAACACCCTCATATAAACGCTCATTAACGAAATTCAAATCATTGATTATACCATAACCAGTTTGCATATTACAAATCTCGTCCACTAATGATGCAATTGTTTTATTGGTAAAAGCGGATTCTTTTTTGATTTCTTCACCTTCCATTTTTGGGGTAGTTTCGTGGAATAACTCCATCAAATCTTTTTTAGTTGTGACCATATCCTTTTTATTATAAATATCTCCACAATCGCATTTGTTCAGATATTTATAACTAAATTTGTAAAATGAAATTTATACCAAAAGAAAGGTACGCAATTAGTTATCCGAATAGGAATACCTTAATACTTGTTGACGTTGATAAATTTTTAAATCGTTTAAAAAAGGACGACCCAGATTTTTATGTTGGGCCAGATACAAAATTATTATTTAGTCAAAGTAGAATTAAAAACTCAATGGATTATATTGAGAAATTTTCAGAAGATCCCAGATCATTTCACCCAAAAACAGGTGAAAGATGGTCATACACTATGATGTTTGAACCAACCGAAACAAGTATATCTAACGGTAAATTAGGTATAAAAAATGGTAGACACAGAATGGTTGCTTTAAAAAATTTAGGTTACACCCACGCTTATGTTGAAGTACCCAAAGACCAAACTGATTTATTTAAAGATTTAGTTTAACAACCAAGTGTTTGTTTTGCTTCATTGCGCAAATCTTCGTTGTAAATCCCGTCTTCGTCATCAACATTTTCACATGTAACGATTAAGAAAAATGCGGTACCGCTAGCCCATTCATCCATGCCACCTATACCGACTTCCTTACCTTTTTTAGTGTAATAATTTAAATAACTCTCCAAAGCATCACCAATTTGTTCATCGTCCACATACTCCTTCCAATCACTAGCGGTTGTTAAATATTTACCATCCTCATCCTCATCCTCCTCTTGGGCCCTTTCTAAAAAGTCCCATAATTCATCTTTTATATCATTGTCTTCGTCATCCCAAACTTCGTCCATCGTATATAACAACTGATTAGTACTTGTATTTAGTATCAAATATTGGCCACTAACAACACTAAGTAATTTGTAATCACCCTTTTCCTCTAAAGCCTTACTCACACGAGAGTCGGTCTGATTCCACGGAGCGTCTGGTGTGTCGGAGCCCGCTGGGTAGTTATAGTTATTCATTTCTTGGACTCTTTTCATTTCTAATTTTTCGAACAATTCTTGTAATTGTTTTTCAGTTATTCTGTATTTAGCCATGGTTTATATTTTACAATAAATATCTTAAATAATAATAAAAGCCTCGTGTGGCAGCTTATTATAATTGATTACCGCAACTTGGGCAGAATTTCCAGTTAGATTTTTTTATTCTAACCCCACAACCCGTGCAATAATTTCTTAACTCACCGACCTCAATTGGTTTTTGTGAATTAGGTAAAATTTTCCAAGTCACCGAATGTGTTGTATATGAACTAAAATCCATATTAACATCTTTAAATTTGGTGTTTGATTTTTCACCCTTTTCAACACGTCCAGTTTCAATACTTTTTGTTAGTGTCCTCTTACTTGTGTTAAGTGATGCCGAAACACCAACCACATCGGAGGTATAAGTAATGCCAGCTGAGTAATTGGCTGTATTGTCAAAACACGTTATTGTGTTTGGATTTGGGTTTGTGTTATTGTAATAAATAACTGGGGGTTGATTCCATGGGTAACCCACAAATCCAGAACTTGTTGATGACATTCCAGATAAAACCGTTTCATCATAAAATTCTATTTCAACCAATCCATTATTTTGAATGGCCTGTTTTATAACATCTTCATCACCATCTGCGATATAAGTGGAAAATAAAAATTTTCTAGCGTCATCGAAATAACGATCCAAATGGATTCTTTGGCCAGGTTTAATAACTAAACCCCTGTTTGAAATGTAATTACCGTTTAATTTTATTTTTGCTAAAACCGAAATTGTTTTCGGATTAAATACCTCGATCTCGAATTGATCTTGGTTGTCAAGATAAACAACACCATCGTGTTGTCTGATTCTGTTTTTGCCTTTTGTGATGTAGGCTTCTGGGTTCGGGTTTAAACCGAACGAATAGTTTGTTGTGTACATTTTTTTGTCTCGTTTTATTTTTTATTATACTAACCTTTTCGCCGCTCATCACGACTCGAGGGCAACTAGTACCCAAGGTTAATAGCCACACGAGGCTTTCGTATAAATATACGAAATTTTAAAATGTAATCAATTAATATTCGAAAATAATTTTGTTTGATTCCTTAGCAGCTAAGTCACACGTGATTGCTTGAACGTAAAAAGAGTCACCTTTATCATAGTTTCTATTGGATTCAAATGTAACATTGGTACGTAATGGTGCAATCTCGATAGATTTTCCACCCAAATTCATGGTACCACTTAATGTATTACTTTTTAATCCAGTTCTATCAAACTCTAATTCAAAATCCTTATCAAAACTATCATCGTCTCCAGTTAATTCTAAAGAGCCAGAAATCAATACACTCACAGGTGATAAGTAAACATCTTTAATACCATATGATCTATATTCTATATCAATAGTATAGGTGGCTATTGCGCTATTAATCGAAATATATGGGTCATATTCGACACCATCTACAATTACGGTTGTCCCCCTTGTCCCTGGTTTTGCTATGTTTTTAAATAAAACTTCCATATCGATATCTAGATCAATATCGGAACTACTTTTTAATTCGTTTCTAAAAACATTATTAGATGCGTCAGCCTCATTCATATTAGCTGATTCGTTAGATTGTTTGTCTTTTTGTTTTTTGCTAAGTATGGCGGCAAATTGCGTTTCTGATATTCTATATGTTTTTTTCATACTTTTTTACATATAAATATCAACAACTACGATATAAGTTCAATAAAGTCACCCAAATCCGAAGATATTGGTGTTAATCTTTCAAACCCGTAAAAACCAGATTTACCCCTTGCCTTATAATAATCCGAAACCAACAAGTCTGATTTGGAATACATATCAATTATATTTGGTGTACCCACACCACATATATAAAAATCGGTTTTACTCAACATACAGATAAAAATCGATTTCCGATATGTCTTTTTATAGACCATAGGGAATAGTCCATAATTGAATGTAACAACATCTATATTTTTTTTAGGCACAGCTTGATTTAAAAATGAAATTCGATTGTCATCAAAAATTTTATCATAGTCAACTATATTATATAAACCAAGGTGTTGCTCTAAAACCAAATCACCTGCGGTCTGCATGTAAGTTTTACGATAGATCGTAATTTCTTGCTCAAATAATTTTCTACCTTTGGCTTTTTCACGCTCTTTTATGCGGTTTCCAATTACAGTCGCTAACTTTGTTCGTCTATCGGTATCAAGGGTCACCTTAGCAAACTTATTGACATAAGGTGTAAAATAATTATCGTATGTAAAAATTGAACTCATGGGACAAAATTAATAAAAGGTTTGGTAATAACCAAATTTTTTCATACCTTTGTAGAAAATTAGGTAGAATATGAGTAAATACACCGAAGAACAACTTAAATTTATTAATTATAACGGAAATGATTCCGTTATATTGTCCGCAACCGCTGGTTCGGGTAAAACGCACTCAACTGTGGGTAGGTTAAATAAAATGATTGAGGACGGGGTCGATCCCAGTCGAATTATTTTTTTCAGTTTCACGAACGATGCTGTTAACGAATTAAGATCGAGAATAAAACATGACGTTAAAATAACCACAATTCATAGCTTTACAAGCTCGATTTTGGGTAAAATGGGGCTTTTTAAGCCAATTGTGACCTTTTATGAGTTCACTAACTGGTATAAGGACAAATACAAACCACACCCAAAGGATCCGATGAAAATTAAGATGGATTATGCCAGGAACGTGGATAGATTCTACGAAGAGGGTGCTCAAATATCCGCTGGGTTTTCAGCATATAAATTACAAAATGCAGACAACATCAGAGTCATGAAACCTAGTTTCTATGACGAATATATGGCTTTTATTAAAGAAACTAAGAGTCGGGACTTTGCCGATATGTTGATTGATACCGAGAAATACTCAAGAAATCCGAAATATAAACAATATTTTGAGGGTTTATATGATTATATTTTCGTTGATGAGTATCAAGACACATCAACTCTCCAGATGAAAATATTATTGGCAATTAAAGCTAAGCAATATCATTTGATTGGCGATAAAAACCAATCGATATACGGTTTCTCTGGGGCAAACTGTGAAGAGATTGAGAACTTGTTAATGAAGAACTCAACGGTAACCCAAATGACATTAACTAAGAATTTCAGATCAACAAAAAAGATAGTTGAAAACTCAAATCGATATAGTAGTTTAGTTGCTGTTCCACATCATGAGGAGGAAGGTTATATACACGATAACCTAATTAACGATGTTATGATGTATAACATGATGAACGATGGCAAACCTTTAACGGTGTTGGCTAGAACAAACAATGTGATAAAAGAAATTGAAAAAGAATGTCTTAAGAAAAAAATCAGAATGCGTTATTTTAATTTTATCTCACCACAAGATATTGAAAAAATTAACGATGGTAAAATTAACCCATCATTGAAGAAAAAAATTGATTCGGTATCACCTTATTATGGTAACACATTTAATCTGATTAATTTTATTAAAGAAAATCAAGAATCAGACGTTTTTGTTACGAGTATTCATAAAAGTAAAGGTCGTGAATTTCCAAGATGTATAGTTATCAACTCTATTGATCCCGATATGTTGGTTGAAACAGACTATGACTTTGAGGGGTATAGTTTTTTAACAAATAATGGTGAAATTGATCAAGAAGCTAAGAACGTACACTACGTGGCTGTTACCAGACCAAAAGAAGAATTATATTTCTTGGTGTACGAAAATTAAAATGGGGGTTAAAAACCCCCATTCTTTACCTTCTTCCCTGTCCAGCGTACCTCTTTTTATAATTTTTTGACGCTTTGTGTTTGCTTGCTTTTGTTTTTGAGTGAACACCAGGTCTTTTTCTTTTTGGTTTAGACCTAAAAAGTTTTATGTTCGAAGTTGATCCACCTTTTTTTGTCGCCATGGTTAAATGTAATTAATAATCTTTTTAAATCTATTAATTGCTTCGTTAAGTTTCTCATCTTTCTCGTAAACTTTACCTTCGGCGCCAGCTCTCATTTTCATAAATGAATCTTCTTCTTTCATAGGTTTTTCCTCACCTTCTTCTCTCATAGCACCCGATTCAATATCATCCATACTTGGCACAGCGTATTTGTTAGCCTCTTGTTCTTCGTAATCTTTTATCATAGCCTCAATCTCATCAACACCATCTTGAGCTTTTTTGGTGAAACCTGTTAGTCTGCTATAAGCATTACTCAACCACTGTTTAACTTTTCCAAACATTTCTTCAACACCCTCAAAAACTTTCGAACCATCAATCTTTAATTGGCCTTTAACCTTTGAAGCTACTTTAGAGTTTTCTAAAATTTGCTCAAGAACTTTTCTAGTGTTCTCGTTAACTTTTGTTAACGCAGTCTCAAATGCATCTTTATATGATGTTGTTAATTTTTCAGATTCCTGGATTATTTCAACCAACATCTCATCTATTGAAATTTTTAGTTTTTCAGCACCTTGGGTCTGACCTTTAAATGCGTCCATAACCTCTGGAACCAAAGCGCTTTTTTGTGTTTCCAAATCAGCTATTGATTCTTTATAAGTTTTTAACGCTTCATCTAATTGAGCTTGAATTGTTTTTAATTCAGCTATTTTTTGGTTAATTGTATTTTCCATATTTTCTTTTAAATTTTTTACATTCTCTTTATCAATACCCATGGCAATTCTGAAATCATTATAATCATAAGCCAAGTCGGTCGCATATCTATAAACGGCTATATCAATTTTACCGTCTGGGTACTTACCCCAACAATATACCCATTTTTCACCACCCATTTCAAATGGTGTTTCATCTCTGTATGGTTTGTAATATTCAACAACATCCATAGTACTTCTCATAATGTGATATTTTAATGATAAATAGTTTGTTTTTAATTAAAGTTTCGTATATTTACATATAAATAAACCTTACCACTATGACGTATTTTTTTTATTCAAAAAATGACAAAAAAAGAGAACCGATTAAAACTTTAAATAATATTGGTTCAAGGCTAGCTGCGGCAAAATATTTTTCAGAGTTAAAAAAATTATCTCTTAAAGAGTTTTTGAAAGTTTTTTCTATTTCCAGGTAAAATGGGTTTTAATAAAAGGCACATAGATTTTGAAAGGATAAAAAGTCATTACAAGCAAGATGGTATTGAATCTTTAAAACTTTTATTCTCCCCTAAAGTTGATGCTTATATTTTTTCGGATATGATTTCTCACAAAATTTATGAAATGTTTGAGAATAAAGAATATAGAAAAATATCGTGCCTTATCAGAATTGATTAAAAATCTTTTACTAAACGGTGATATATTTATTCCAAAAATAAATAAATGCACGGAAAAACCATAAAACAACTTTTAGCATTAAAAGAAGAACTCAATTCGATTTTAGAAACTCGTAGTGAAAAATTATTAGAATCAACCAAATCATCTTATCTTCAAGAAGAATTACAAAGAAACGTTGTTGATTACTTATCAGAAACAATTGACCAGATCGATATGATCATGGACAACATCGAAGGTGGTGAATATGATGAGAACGATAATGAAGAGTTAGATGATTATTAAGATATTCCACCTTAGAGTGGTATTTTAGGATCGTTCATGGTTATGGACAAACTAAGGTCGGAATTCGCTACTCCGACCTTTTTTATTTGCGCTGGATATTTATCTAAGTAACACATTTCAATGAATCATCATATCGAAGACGAATTAAAACAAAAGTATCCAGACATTAAGTTTGAGTTATACCCAAATGAGAAACACAAGAGGATATATCTTACTGGATTTATGGTTCCATACAATATGCGTGGAACTGGTATTGGTACATCATTCATGAATGATTTAACAAGTCTTGCTGATCAACACGGTTATAAATTAACATTAACACCTTCAAGTAGTTATGGTGGAAACGTTAACAGATTAAAAGATTTTTATCAAAGATTCGGATTTGTTTTTAATAAAGGTGATAATCGCGATTTTACACACAAGGAAGATATGTACAGGGATCCTAAGATTAATGAAGAGGATTCATCAAACACATCGAGTACAACAAGCAGTTCAAGTGGTGGCACATCAGCATCAAATAGTCCCGTACCAGATAGGGTTAAGAAAGGAAAAGCGAACCCAATATCAAATACTGGTAAATACGAATTTGGTACAACAAGAGGAAAAGCAAACCCAATCTCAAATACTGGTACTTATGACTTTGGAACAAATCGTGGCCCAGCTAATCCGATACCAGAAAGTGTTGATAACACAGCTGGTAAAACAATTATATCTGTTGATATTCAACCAGAATATTCAAAATACATATTATTTAATTTAAATACTTGGGTTGATATGATTAATCAACATGATGGTCAAATTGTGTTTTTATATAACGGATACGATACGTTAGGAATGGTTGAGGAGTCCGAATATAAAAATTGGTTATATGAGCTTGGTGTTAATGAAGAAATAGTTTATGATAGCGCAACTTTTTATGATAAAGGTTATGCGTTTTTTAGATATTGCATCGATAGTGATATTGATGATGAGGATATTGTCGGTTTAGTCAAAATGATGATTGAGTATGATATAAACGATTCCAGAGAATTAAATCAAGAATTTTGGGATGAGTTTATCTCAAGATATGGTAAAGATCATGTTAGGGAATTATTAGAATTCTCAGATGATTGCATTAATATCCCAGATCTTATGGATTTCTTAAGAAGATACTCAAATATATTGTTATGTGGTGGTGGACAAAACGAGTGTCTCAAAGAGGTTGAGATCGCTTTAATGGCTTTGGATAAACCATACACCAAAATGGATTCATACATTTATGAAAAGAATAATCGTCTGGATGAGGCGATTATTAATATGAAAAAATTGATTAATTTTTAATTTAAGACCATTTGTTTAACATTTGGTAATTATGAACTTCGTTCCATTTATTGGCGTCATAATTACCCCCTTTCCAATATTGGAATGAACCTATTCTTATATCACCCCCCGCTGTTAAGCCCAATCTGAAAACATTATCAAATATCATTTCAGTTGTTCCAACTTGTGGTACAGAACCTTGATTACCATCATCAGCAATAAATAGTTGGCCAGAGTTGTCTCTACCAAAAATAAGGGTTATCCAAGTATTAACTTGTGCGCTCATTGATACGGTATCGGCCCCCATACTAAATTCGTATAAGTTTGCGCTAATATTATATCTAAGTCTCGTATTTCCCATATCAGCATAAATTATTGCTGGTGAATTACTGGCTTGCGGCGTGAATATGAACCTTAACGCAAACATAAAAGACTCGCCAGATGAAGTATTAAGGGGTGCTATATATGAAGCCGCATTGGATGAATCTAAATCTATGTATAAATTCGCTGCATTAAATCTTCTGTTGTAGGTTGAATTATCACCTGCGGTCTGTATCGATGTGGGGATATTTCCAATAACATTTTTTGTGAACCATCTTTCTATTGTACCATCAGTTGCTTGAATCAAATCGTAACATTTTGCCAAATTAGTCTCAAGAATGTCGCAATTAAGATTACCGAAATCAATATTTAACCTTAAATTAGGGGTGTCAACGTATTTGTATTTTGATAAATCAGCCAAAAAATGATTTAAATTTTCATTTTCAATAACGTATTTTTTGGCAATATCCACGTCATTATAATACGTACCATCAATTTTTATTGAATGCAAACTATTAATTATGTGTACAATTTCCGCATTGGTTTTACCAGTGACGTGATATGTTGGAATCGTGGGCTCACCGCCAACACCTTCTACATTTCCTCTTGATACGATATAATATTTTTCGCCACCAAAATTACCCGCAGGATAACCTGGTCTCCAAGTAAGACCCGTTGAATTTCCATCTTTAAAATCAAAACCTTCATTAATGTGGCCATAGCAATATTTACCAATTCTATGATATTGATCAATCGTTGGTGCGGTACCGTATTGTATAGTTACTGGAACTGACATAATTTAATATTTACAATAAATAGTGTTAAAGTTTAAAATAACTCGAGATATTTATATTATATATGAATTTAAACGAGCAGATATTAAGAATGAAAACCATGATCGGTTTATCTGAGGTTACCATTCCACAATCAATTAAAAAATCGGTTGGCGATGTTTTGTTTGGTTCAAATCCAATAATTGCAAAAATTCAAAACAAACTAATTGAAAAGAATACCCCATACGAGGATAACCTGGTTGACAAAATAAAGGATTGGACATTTCAATCAACAGAAAAATCCGAGATGGGCGTTGTATCAACAATATCCGATTTAATTAAACTAAAAAAATATTTTCCAGAGGTTCTCAACCCACCGTATGGTGAAAAAGTTTACAGAGGAACATCGGTTAAATTACCAGAGCTATCCAAATTCATAAAAGAAAACCCAGAACATGATGTTTTGGATAACGGTGCGGTTAAATTTAAAACACCTTACCAGTATACCCCAAAAAGAGAAGTTAGTAGTTGGAGCGCATCTCTGTTCTACGCGTCATCATTTCAGGGCAAATCATTCGAGAGTGCTGTGAATGTCCCAGTTATTTTTGAAACAACTGTCGATGACACATTCATTATGAATCCAAAAGTTATGAACATCATATTTAAATCAACGGGTGGTGTTCACCAGGATTTTATAAGGGACGAGGACGAGATTATGAAGTACAAACCGAGTGGTACTTACTATCTAATTTTGTCAGAAGACGAATACGAAATATTCGCACCAAGTGTCGAGGGTTAAAACCGCCGAAGGCGGTTGCGAAAATATTTTTATTTTTGCGAAATTTTTCTTATTTTTGTGATATATATGTAAGATAATCAGAATCCAATGTCGATGACCAACGAAGAAATAGCGGAAGAAATTTACTACCAAGCATTCGAACTTGGGTTTATCGATTTACTTCGTGAAAAGGTTGGTTATATTTACAAAACAACGCATGTGAAAGATCACAGTGATGTTGTGCAAAAAGCATATAATTTATTGGTTACAGAAGGTTTGATACAACTATGAGATTCAGAAGAAAATACAATAACAATAATAATAAAATAGTAATTGGAAATCCTGTCATTTGACAGGATTTTTTTTTGCGCCAAAAATTAAACAAAAAAAAACAAATGAAAAACACAGAAACTTACAATGAACTCGTGCAGAAGATGCGCAAATTTTTTCTTGATAGAGGATTCAAGGAAGTACCAACACAATCAAGATTATCAATTCTTGCGGCTTGTGAGAACCCACACTCGGTTAAAACGTTCGAGTATGGTGGTTTGATCTGGCCGTTGCCACAAACTGGACAAATGTGGCTTGAGTATGAGTTGTTAAAGAATCCAGAATGGAATGGCGTATTTTGCGTATCAACATCGTACAGAGAAGAAAAGAACCCAATCCCAGGAAGGCATGAGCTTATCTTCCCAATGTTTGAGTTTGAGTCAAAGGGAACCATGGAGGATTTAATCAAAATGGAAGGCGACCTTTTGGCTTATCTTGGATTTGGTGATGAGATGGTTCAAGTTAAATACGATGATGTGTGTGAGGAATACGGTGGGGTACCAATTCTTGAGGATGAGCATGAATCCAGAATGTGGAATGAAAAGGGTAATGTTGTTTCATTACAACACTTCCCAATCAGAACAAATCCATTCTGGAACATGAAACACAATAACGATGGAATCTTCAACAAGGTTGATGTGATTCTTTACGGACAGGAAACAATTGGATCCGCTGAGAGAAGCTGCGATGTTGAGAAGATGAGAGAAATGTTTTATGCTATTGAGAACGGTGCGTATTGCGCCAAGTTGTTCGAGTTATTCGGAAAAGAAAGGGTTGAGGCTGAGCTTGAGGAATTCTTGAGGCACGATTTCTTCCCAAGATATGGTGGTGGAATAGGGATGACCAGAATGGCCAGAGCATATGAATTATTAAATAAGTAAATTTAATATGATTAAATTAATAAAAGGGGGTTAAATACCCCTTTTTATTTTATTAAAATATATTTATATACGAATATAATAGATTAATGAGAACATTAGTGATATCCGATATTCACATCGGATCAAAAGGTTGTAAAACCGAAGGAGTTTTAGGTTTACTAAAAACTGAAAAATATGATAGAATTATTTTGGTCGGTGACATTATTGATGGTTGGTTATTTAAAAAATATAAAAAATTTAGTTATGACCACACAAGAGTTATCAGGGAACTGTTAAAACAATCAAAGGATAAAAAAATTATATGGGTATCTGGAAACCACGATGAGTTTTTAAGACAATACACACCATTGCAAGTTGGTAACATAAAAATTGTTGATGAATTTATTGAGGATGGTATTTGGTTTTGTCATGGCGATAAATACGATGGTGTTGTGAAATTAAGATGGCTTGGATTTTTAGGTTCAATTGGATATGATATGGCTATTGTTATTGATAGATGGTTAAAAAAGATGGGTAAAAAAACATCATTGTCAAAATTTTTAAAAGATAATGTTAAAGCAGCCGTTTCTTTCATGGTTGATTTTGAAAACGAAATGGTTAGACAAGCTAAAAAAAGAAATTGTCACACAGTTGTCTGTGGTCACATACATAACCCGTCTGATAAAAAAATTGATGGTATTAGGTATTTGAATACGGGTGATTGGGTCGAAAATTCTTCGTATATTATTTATACAAAAAATACTTTAAGATTATATGTATAATTTACTAACAATAGTAATACCAATTAAGAATGAGGAAAAATACATCGGAAGATTGTTACAAGAACTTTACTATCAAAATATTGGCTCAACACAAATAATAATATCGGATGCAAATTCATCCGATAAATCTTTGGAGATTATAGAATGTTTTCGTCAGCTATATGATTTAAATATTATCGTAATCAAAGGGGGGTTACCCTCGGTTGGTAGAAACAGGGGATCAACGATGGTTAAAACACCATATATTCTGTTTATTGATGGCGATATTACATTCACAAAAAATAATGCGATTTTTGATGCCATTCTATTAATTGGTGACAAAGAATTACTTTCCTCCACCCCAGTATATTTCGGGGAAACTGATATATTTGCTAGCGTGATGTTTTTTATGAATAAATATACAACCGCATTATTATCAAAATTTCATCCGTTTGCGGTTGGCGGTTTTACCATGGTTAAAACCGAATCTTTCAATAGGGTTGGCGGTTATAATGAAAATGTAATTCAGTCCGAGGATTGGTTATTCTCAAAACAATTTAAACCAAAAGAATTCAAATTAATTCATGGGCTATTCACCCAAGATAACCGAAGATTTAAAAAGTTTGGTTATTTGAATATGATAAAAATGATGGTTAATAATTTTATTAACCGAAATAATTTAAATCACTTTAAAAAAGATAACGGTTATTGGGATTAATCTTCTCCACCCCAATCTTTATAAGCACCAGATCTTTCGTTGTCTTCATAACCAGCCTCATAGGCTTCGATTTCTTCTGGTGTTAAATCGGTGATTCTCTCACCTTTGTAAGTTCCTTCTGGATACTTATGTGGGCTCTTGGGTCTTCTGTAATATGAATCGGCGTGACCGCGATCATATGGTGATCCATGTGAATCATCGTATTTTTCACTTCTACCCTCCTGAAATATTTCAGTTTCATTGTAATCAGACAACTTACCTATTGGGTAACGTTCGCCCGTTTCAGCGTTGTATTTAATGATTATTTTGCCATCATCACTATCACCTATAAAATAATGTACATTATCATTAGCTAAACTATAATACAATGGTCTGTCATAATCGTCAAATTCTCTTTGAACAACTTTTTCACCACTTGCGGATTCGATCGCGGCTTTTTCGAAATCGAAATCACTTTCCATTTCCTCGCCACCTCTTTCGGAATTATAGTTAAAAATATCATCGGTATACGCATTTGGATTATCCACCTTTGATAGATCAATTTCTTCATTAAGACCCATTATTTTGCGGAGTCTCGCAATTTCTTCATTTAATGTATTCTTTTTCATAGAAAAAAACAATTTATTGATAAATAGTTTGTCAAATCCAAAAATATTTATAAACATGGTAAAACTTTTTGAGAGAATACATATCCCATTGTGGATCGCAAAGGATATGTTCTGGATGTTGGGCCAGGGCGAACTCTCATTGGCTTTCGCGATACCAACCATAATATTATCAACAATATTCATCACAATAAAACAGGGGTCTGGGAGATGGCTTGAGATGATGATGGCCTTTTGGTTATCAGCCAATACTTTATGGATGTCCCATGAGCTTTTTCATACGGACACAAAAGAAATTGCATTAACCTGTTTTTTATTTGGTATTTTAACAATTCCAATATATTTATTAAAGATAAAAGAAGAATAAAACTAGTTATGAAACTAACTGAGGAAATAAAGAAAATGCAATCCATGATGGGCATTATGTCCGAGGATGTGAAAATATACGCAAACGGTGTTGGATCTGAGGTGTTTAATGATAACGAACACTACGGAAAAGTTGATGATATTAATTTAAATGACACCATAGCGAATGAACCGTTTAAGGACATGGAATACATGGATAAAAGTTCCAATGCTGATGATATGGTTCAAGCCTTGAAATCTGGTGAAGAGCTGCCACCAATACTTGTTATTCAACACCCCTTCGACCAATCAAAATATTTGGTTGTCGATGGAAACCATAGAAGATACGCATATGACCGCGCTGGTGTTGATAAGATTCCAGCCGTTGTGATTAAACCAGAGGATGTTTTGTTAATGCAATCCGATTGGGGTGATCCAGAGGAAAAGGCGATCAGATTATCTGATGTTATATCCGATCCAGAGTTGTTTGCTCGAGAAAACACAAGAATGTTAATTGACAAGTATTTTGTTAAACCAGACGGATCACATGAGTTCGAACTGAATGAAAATTTATATGAGGAAAAGAAAAAAGCCGATCGTTGTTTAAGAATAGCGAGAAGAAAATACAGCAAACCATCAGCATATAGATCTGGTGCAATCGTTCAATGCAGAAGAGGAAAGATATGGAGGGGTTTAAAGGAAGAGGAGATCCAAATGATTGACAACGCACCAGAAGAAATGCAAGGTTTGATCGCCAAGGCTCACGATGCTTTGACGTGGAAGAGGGGCCGAAAAGAATATGCCCCAGATTTTAATGAACTTCAAACATGGGTGGATGCTTATTTGGAGACTGACGGTGGAATGCATGAAGCAAAGAAGACCGATTTCTCAAAGGAGAAAAAGAGCGGACTTCATGGATGGTTTTCAAGAAGAGGTGGTGGCGGAAGCAAAGGATGGGTTGATTGCAACACATGCAGAAAAGTTGACGGAAAGAAAAAATGCAAGGCTTGTGGAAGACAGAAGGGTGAGGTGAGAGCCAAGTACCCATCATGCAGACCAACACCAGCATCATGCGGAACACCAGGAAAGGGAAAATCTTGGGGCAAGACAAAGGAAGAGGGTTACAGCTTGAATGAAGAGAAGGAAATGAAGAGAGTTGCTTTGCTTTTCATTGTGATTGACAACGAAGCGTTGTTATTCAAAAGAAGCGAAGACGAAACAACAAATCCAGGAAAATATGGAATGCTTGGTGGTGGAATAGAAAAGAACGAAACACCAGAGGAAGCAATCGTGAGAGAGATCAGAGAAGAAGCTGGTGTTGAATTAAAATCATTCAAACCGCTGAAGAAATATATTTACAACAATGAGTGTGAGCTAAATGTATTCTACACAAACGAATTTCCAATTGATGACGTTGTGCTTGATAAGAACGAACACACATCATACAAATATTTCACAATGGAACAATTGATGGATATGGATCCAAAGGATATGATTGGTTCAAACAAAGAAATCGCGAAGGATTACAACGAGATCGCAAACAAGAAAAAGAAATTGGAAGAGGAGCTGGAGAGAATAAAAGCTACGATGAAGATTCTTATTTAACCTTCACAAAGACAAACGCTACCTTCACATTCTGGGCAGCAAGTTACTGGTTCAACCACGGGTAAAAATATTAAAAATAAATTTATTATACAGGAGATGGATCGATTAGTTCGATCCTTTTTCTTTTATATTCTTTTCCACATTCTGTTTTATTCCACGAACCATCTTTAGAAGGCCAGAGTTATCGGTCTTCACAATGGTTGTGACTTGAGGTTCGGGTTCACGTGGAACCATCATGGCTGACACCTCACCATCCCCAGACCCAGAGTTTCCAGTTTCCATTCTGAGAGTTCTCTCGAAACGAATTGGTGAGCTTGTTGAGGTTGAAACAACTTTATTATGTGTCTTCTTTGCCTCGTTCTCCATATTTGTCAACATCTCCAGGATTTCCTTCTCACGAGATATGAATCTGTCCGTGCAAACGGTCTGATTGCTGATAACTATCTCGTTGAGTTCGTTCACCCTGTCACTGAGACTCTTGATCATCACCTTCTGGTTTTCCACCTTATGCAATAATTCTTCATTATCCTGGGTAAGACCCTCAATAAGCTTTGGCCCGATTGATATAACCACAATGGATAATAATACGATACCAAGAGCGGCAAGACGCTGTTTCATGGAGATCTTTGAGATGATTTCTGAGATATACTTAAACATCTTAATTTTTTTAATTATAATTCCAAATTATTGATAAGTAAAAGGTTTGTGCGTCAATTTCACTGTCATAATGATTTCTAAAGATAACCCCATTTTCTTCGTAGTCAACCCACCATTGTGAACCATTAAAATCCATATTAATAAACTTTTTCATAATCCGTAATCTCCTTTCATGGCATTAAACACTTGAAGTATTTCAGCATCATCCAACATTTTATTATAGCAAAGCACGGCACCAATTCCACCCGAATCGCAGGTGCCCGCATACCCAGTGCCAATTCGAATGGCACCAGAGGGTGTGAGAGCGACATTACTTCTTGACGTATAATTGGCTGACCAAGCGCCCCCATTTTTGCTCCTAAATCCAGTCCTTGCCGCTGTTGTTAAACCAGTCGACATTTTTAAGGCCATCATATTCCAAACATTCGCCGTGGTCGAGGTCATGGCGCCAGAATCATAGTCGGGTGTTCGTCTGCTGTAATAAGAAAAAGCGGAGCTGGTTTCCCAAGTAATCGCGAGTTCTTGCTGATAGGAGCTCGCAACGGTTCCAGCTTTTTCAAAGATGGTTTTTCTAACAGCTCCTTGCAACCCATACACCCAAAGAATAACGGTGCAATCCCCACCAAGGTCAACCAAATTGGCGTTTGTTGAGCAACTCCAAAATCCACTTCCGTTAAAGTTAAAGCCATTGGAATTATTAAAAGGCGTTTGGGTTCCAGACGATGTGAACACAAGCCCATTCGCCACGTCATACCATGAAGATAAACCGTTTTGAAAACTTATAACATTCTGGGGCAACAAACACAAAGAAATATTATCGGTAACAATGTTGCCAATATCTTTGCTTACAACCATCTTATCGGGTTGAGATTCATAATAAGTCACACATTGAGCAACTGTCGTATAAGAGGCGGAAGCGATGCTGTTGGTGATTGAGATTAAATTGGCATCATTGGATGCAACATATATGTTAGGGCCACCAACGGCTTTATGAACATAAACGGTATAACCATTCACGGGAGGATTTATACCATTATAAAATCCAGTTGAGGAGGAGGGCCCTTTTCCCACATCACCCGTACCGATATAAAAATTACCCTTCTTTAAGGCACGGGACTCAGAAACTGTGTTATATTTTATTGTGAAAGGCATTTTATAGTTTAAATATAAATATAAGTGTTTACAATAAACTGTTTACTGTAAACAAAATTAAAACCAAATTAAAATAATCGGGGAAGGATTACCATAATGTGTCACCATCCATCGGAGGGTGTTCGGAATACCATAAATATCCAAAAAATAGATAAAAAAATACCCCCAGAAATTTTTTGAGAAAACGATTTGAAAATAAAACAAGGGTCACTTTTTAGTTTATGATTTTTTTATTACTTTTGTTTTATGATATTACAGAACACAAATACCGAGGATAAACTTTCATATTGCAAGGAAGCATCGGATGTACAAGAACCAGCGTTTGTTGAGTTCATAAATGGATTGAATGGATTGGTCACATTGAAGATTAATCCAGATAAGGAATTTGATCCATACACACATGATCTGGTTGTTAATGGCGCCCCAGGAGATCTTAAGACGCAAGACACACCATTCTTTAAATCTGAGACACTTTACGATATAGATCCCCAGTGGGCCATCACATATAACCATAAGGATTACCTCAGGTACAAGAAGAAGTACACAAGCGTTGGAAAGAACGTTGTGTTGTTCTTTGACGTGACAAGAAAGGATGAGGTTAAATACGATGTGAAGACATTCCCCATGAGGGCCATCTTTTACACAAAGGCCTCAGACATCGAAAAGATGATTGAGAACAAAGAGGTTCCCCTTCATGAATACCTTAACAGAAAGAATGACGACCAGGGAAATGCAAAGAGCAGTTATGTGATCGATGTCAGACGCTTTAATATGATATACTATTCAGGAAAAGGATTCAGGCTGAAAATCTGAGAAAAAAAAATTCCCCAGAAATTTTTTGAAAAAATGATTCCCCACAGAACAAGGGTCGATTTTCCAGAAAAAACCACCCCCAGAAATTTTTTTCAGAAATACTTCATTTAGATATTTGAGCCCCCCTTTGACCCCCATAAACGGGGGGTAGGGAGGGGGATACGGGAGGGGGGAGGGTGTACCACCCCCTATACTGCTATTTTCTTTTAATGTGCAAGTCATTTAATAAAAAAGTTATCCACACTTGTGATGTGGATAACTTTATTTGTTTATGTGGTTAAAGGTTATCCGAAGATAACCTTTTCCCCACACTTGATATTCTCAATACCCTCAACCTTGATAGTACGGATAACAACATCATTATCCAAACCTTGATTGACTGCCTTGCTTGGCTTTTGTTTGAACTGCTTGATAACCTCAACTTGTTCAGCGTTTGCCTCAACCCCGTCAACGAAGTATTTAAGCGTTTTAGAAGTGTTACAAGCGAACTTTAAGTACTCACACGATAGGTCGCTTTTCTTTGCTACGATTGACCCGTTAAAGCCGTCATTTACGGGCGTAAACCAATTTTCTTTGGCTACGAAGTCAGCCTCTTTACCCTCACGAATACGGGCGTTATTCACCATATTTTGATAGTTAGCGTTTAACAACATATTGTAGTCAACTAACTTGGTGATAACGGCACTACGCAAAGGGTTGCCCGTTTTTAACATTTTTTGTTCTACCACTGCTAATACTTGGGCGAACTTTGCACTGCCCCCATCATTGATAAGGCTTGCGATTACTTGTGATTTTTTGTTTTGCATAATTGTTTGTTTTTTGATTATGATACAAATGTAAGTGTAATAAATTTAACTCGCAAATTTTAACGCAAAATTTTTTATCTTTTTTTTTGTTTAACTTTTCGGGCAAAACATTAAACACAAAAAGTATCGTGTAGGTTGGAGTATACTCTCCCGACCTGTTAAGCCCGCCCCGTTGTCTTTAACAACAATACAAAGGTAAATGAAATAAATTTAACTTGCAAACTTTAACACAAATTTCTTTGTTTTTTTTTTGACTCATTTTAAGCCGTTTTAAGACACTTTAACAACTAAACCATACGAACATATACCTTTGCTCCTTTCGTTTAATCTGAGCATAAAAAAAGGGGCGATTTGCCCCTTTCTTTGTTTCTTGTTTACCTTACCAAACCAAAACCGCTGGGTCTTCCGTTTGGGCGATTTGTTCCGCCTTTGTTTTTAACTCGGTCATTTGAGCGATTAAAACGTCATAGGTCGGTCTTTGGTTTGTTTTGTAACCCAAAATTCTTTTGGCACAATCCCTCGCTGAAATTCGGCTCATTTTCATTCCTGTTTTTTTCTCGAACTCTAAACCACGAAGGCATACTACGATTTGAAAAAGTGATGTTGTTGTCATTGTTTGTTTGATTTGTTGATGCAAAGATAAGTGTAATAAATTTAACTTGCAAATTTTAACATAAAAAAAGGGGAATTTCTTCCCCTTTGTTTACATTAGCACTGCCATTATTAACATAGCACCGCAAAAAAGTGTTAAGACGAATAGAATACTCATTGTTTATTTTGATTTGTTGATACAAAGATAAGTTAAATTTATTTCATTTGCAAGTTTTAACATAAAAAAAGGGAACTTTTTTTGTTCCCTCTTTTTTGATCGGTTAATCTAACTTGTTGCTGACAAACGAACCGATAGCAACAAGAATTAAAGCTATCAACACTCCCATAGTTTTTTATATGTTATTTGTTTGACAAAACCTATCAAAATAAGCCTCTTCTTGGGCTTGAACATAACGGGACTCATCCGTTATTGTTTCACTTGGGGAATGGCTTGGGTGGTACGCTAACTTACGATTTACATCATAAACAATTGTGTCCCCCTTTTGTAGTCTTTTACCACTTGCGGCACATTTGCTACTGAATTTGGCTACGATTATTTTTAACATTGTTTGTTTGTTTTGATAGTTCAAAGATAAACGAAATAAATTTAACTTGCAAGTTTTAACATAAAAAAAGGGTAAATTTCTTTACCCCCTTTTCAAACATTATGAACAACAAATTTATTTTATCTTTTCCGCGAAATAGTTTACAACATCGGGAATGTGTTTTTTGTAGTACGGCTGATTTTCCATGCACCACTTTTTAACCTCTTCTTTTGTTGTGAAACCTTTGTTACCCCAACTTGAAGCGTTTGATTGAATTTGATTGAATGTTGGCTCCAAGTCGTTGATGAAGTCGCGAACTGTCCAACCCTCCCAAATGTGTTTGTCTAAATTTACTTTTGCCATTGTTTGTTTGTTTTTGTTGATACAAAGATAAATGAAATAAATTTAACTTGCAAATAAAAAAGGGGAATTTCTTCCCCTTTCTTTTTAGTTATAAGCATCGCAAGTGTGGTGCTTGTGTC